CAATGTTAGAAGAAATTCTAATTGCTGCTTTGCCGCATTTTGAATTTCCAAGATGGGCAGATCCTTTTGATTTAGATCTAGAAAATAAGCGTTTTACTACAAAACTCACTGTAGAAGAAATGCGTATTATCAGAGAATACATGATCATGGAATGGCTTGGTTTTCAATTAGCCAATGTCGATCTTGTGCGGCAAAAGTACAGTGGAAGCGATTTTAGTTTTACCTCACAAGCTAGTCACATGAAGCAACTCTTAGCTTTAAAACAAGATCATGAAAGAGAAGGTTTCCATTTACAGCGTCTTTATTGTCGAAGAAGGAAAGACAAGAACGGACGTATGAGAACCACTTTCCAGCAAATTATGGAGCCGATGTAATATGTTCACAGTATATGAGACAGATATTACTAACAGTTCTATTTGCTACAATTTACATAGAGTAGTAAATCAAATTTATAGACTTCTTCCTTTGCGGGAGGAAGGTCAAGATTGGCAAAAGCCTTTGTCAACTTTAATTATAGAGTTATCTGGATTATTTAATCTTTTACCCCAACTAAATGAGGGTCTTAGAGTTTTGAGCAAGCTTGAGGGGTTATTGATTTTAGGTAATGATTTAGAGTTCTATGAATATAGAAGATGTATTTTTGAATGCTGCTCTATTATCAGTTCAATTGAAAAGAAATTGGATAAAGAATAGTGTCAAGGAGGTTTATTAATGTCTATAAAAACCTTGGCAGCTAGAATGGAGTATCTTGGCGGCAATCAAATTGGTCGAATAAATCAACAAAAGCTTAGGTCTTTAAGGTGGGCTTTAAAAAATAGTTACAATTCTAGAATGATAAAGACACCTTTACACGCGGCCTGGCCTTGCTTGATAAATACTAATAATTTGAAAGCTGATTATGATAAAGAATATATTTCAGTAGAATTTGACAGTGGTTTAGAAGCTGGAGATACGTTTGAATGCTTAGATGATGGTACTCATTGGATGGTTTATCTCCCAGTAATTACAGAAACTGCTTACTTGCAATCGGAAATTATTCGTTGCAGGTATAC